AGATCCCGCAGATAGTACACCCAGTCATGCGCCCGCTTGCACAGATAGCCGGTGACACCGTGGATGACGAATTGTCGGTAGGGTTCGACATCGCTTGCGATGCAAGGGATTCCGAGGGCCGCATATTCCAGTGCTTTGATGTGGGATTTGCAGCGGGCGAACAGGGACGGCTCAAGCGGGGCGAGACCGATGTCGAAGTCAATCGTCTTGTAGTATTCGGTGGTTTCCTCGGTCCAGCCGGTGTAACGAATTTTGCCTTGCCGCTTGATCATTCGTCGCCAGTCGGCGCCGATCATGTGGGATTCGACTTTGTTGGGGTACCAGTCGATGGAGCGTCGCCAGCCGTAGGTGCATTGTGGGATGTCTTTGTAATGCGAGTAGGAGCCGGCCCAGCCGATGACCACTTTGCCGTCGTGTTTCGGGCGTTCGATTTTCAGCATGGATTCGTCGATGTGGTTTTGCAGGACTACGGTGTTGGGGTTGATTTTCGCCATCTCTTCGGCGAGTGGTTCGGTGGAGCAGGTGACTAGGTCGGCTACTTCGATGCAGTGGCGGATTGAGTCTTGGGTGTCGGCGCTGGCGTACATAGAGTAGGCGGGGTTGAGGGGTTCGACTTCGAACGGGTTGTCGTCGAGTTCGTAGACGAGTCGGGCGTGGCGCCGTTGCCGGCGCCACCACCCGTTTCGGCCGCCCACCAGGTGGCCGGTGATGATGTCGAATCCTTGTGCTGTCACGGTGGATTTCGCCATCTCGTAGGCGGTTTCGTGGCCGTGTAACGCGAGTTCGTCGAGGGGCTGGCGGATACGGTAGTATCCGCCGCCCTCGAACTGGCGCAGGACACCCAGTATCTTCATTCGGTCGCTTTCGTTGATTTGGTTTTTTTGGATGCCGCCGCGGTTTCCGGTGCGCCGTCCAAGACTTCCTCGGCGAGCCCGGTGGCGCAGTAGCGGGCCGCGTTGTCGGCGTCGACTTGGTCGGGCACGTCGAGAACGTCACCGATGTTGCAGCCGGACATGTTGTGGAACATGCCCGTTGGCTGGAACAGCAGTTTGATCCGCTTCATAATTACGAGGCCGCCGTCTGATACAACTTGATCGCGTTCGCGTCGAGCTGTTTGCCGTCGGTGCGGAAAATCGCGCGGAACGAAACCAGGTCGGTGCCGAACGCGAAATCGTCGCTGCGTTCGAAGCGGACCGGGGTGACGTCTCTGATGACGTAGCCGCCGAAGTCGCCGAACGCGATCGGTTTCACTGAGACGCCGATCGCGGGCATGTTCGGATCGGCGTACACGGGTCTGCCGAGCACGGTGTCCGGTTGGCCGGCGACCAGGGCGGGCTGCCAAATGTACTGCCCGGTCGTGTCTTTCAATTTTCTGACAGCTTTGACGGTGGAGTCGTTCATCACGAACGATCCCCGCGGCCGGTACTGCGGCAGCACCGAGTGATACAGCTCGATCAGCACGTCGGCGCCGATCACGGTGCCGCTGGTGGGCAGCCCGGTGGTGGATCCGGTGCCGGTGGCCGCGGTCAGGGCGACGGTGGCGGAGCCGACGAATCCGCTAGGCTGGTTGGTTCCAGTACCGGCGACATAGGCGGTGTCCGACGCGATGCCCAGGTTGCGGCCGGCGTGCTCGGCCATGAACCCGATGACGTCGAATCCGGTGTCTTGAATCAGCTCGCTGGACACCTGAATCAGCTTGGCCAGCTTGTAGGCGCCCACCGTGATCGAGGAGAACGTCGGATCCGACGCCGACAGCGCCGCGTTCTCACCCGTCCACACCGCCGCGCCCTCGGCGGTCGAGCGCGGGATGAGCATGCTTTCACCGGATTGGGTGGAGATCACGTACGGGTTGGCTTGCCGGACGCTGCTGGTGTCCACCAGATATTTGTAAAGCTGGCCGATGAACCCGGTGGGCAGCGGCGCGCTGGAATCGGTGAGTACGCGGCGTTCCACCGAGTTGGGCAACGCGAGTTCATAGCTGCGGGATTCGCTTTGGCCCAGCATGAATCGGCGCAGCTCGAGGCTCTGCTGTTCGAAGGTGGCCGCCACCACCGCCGCGGTCCCGCCCGTGTTGCGGCCGTTGACCAGGGCGGCGACGCGTTCTTCGGCGGCCCGCGCTTTGGCTTCGCCGTTGCGGATGTCTTCCATCCGTTTGTCGAGGCGGTCGATCTCGGCCATCATTTCGTTCCATTGCCGGTCTTCGGCTTCGGTCATGGCCCGGTTTTCCTCGTCGGATTTGTCGGCCAGTGCGCGCGCTTTGTCCATGGTGTCTTTGCGCTGCGCCCACAGCTTGTCGTGGGTTTCGTTCACGCTCATGTTGATAGTCATGCCCAGGTTCCTTTCAATGCGCGGGCAGTTTGGTGGATGTGAGCTGCGTTGTCGACCAACCCACTGGCGCGGCTACCCACGCAAACCGGTTGGGGGCGGCCGACGCTCTTGCGCCAACGATGTCCCAACCGGGAAAAATTCCCCTGTTACAGTGCCGGTTTCACGTATTGCTTTTCTAACAGTTGAAGCTTGGCAGCGCGCCCAGTGATCGGCTTACGCGCCAGCGGCACATCCGTGCGGATAAACAACTTCCGCAATTCCTGCTTTTCCTGCAAGGCAATCACGTCCTCAAACGGAACCCCTAGATAGCGGCTTAGACCACGCAGCGCCGCGGTGGTACTGCGGTACGCGGGTACTGTCACTGGCGCGACATCAATCAGCTTGGCTTGCAGTAGTGTTCGGGTGGGATAGCCCTGGTCTGAGTATCCCCAATCAACTTCGTGCGCAATGAAAGCAAACGAAGAATTGGCGACGTCGCCGCGGGCGACGAGCTCGAGGACGTCGCCGCGGTGCTCGGGCACATCCACCGTGTACTGCAAACCTGTTTCATCAGTCCACACCCTAAGTGTGTGGCCCTGCGTAGTGCCCAGAACGTAACTGTCGTCATGGTTAAAGCGACAGATGACACCAGGCCAGCCATCGGCTCGGGACGAGTTAAAGCAGCTACGCGAGACGCGTTCGACGAATGTGCCGAGATTCTCGGATTCGCGGTCGAATACTGCGGCGTAGCCGCCGATTTCGCGGCTACTTTTGCCGTTGGCGCGGACCTCCACGGGCATTCCCAGTTTGGGTTGCCATGTGCTGGTAAATATGCGTTCGATACCGTCGGTGGCGGGGTCGGTGGAGTCGAGGCTGCGTTCGTCATCGCTGAGTTGGATGCCGAATCTACGGCAGGCTGCTTTGATGCGGCCCATGATGGCTTTGACTTCTTCGGGACTGTAGCCAGCCTGGTTTTTGGGCATCGAGAAGTATGAAAGCGCAGCTCTGGCATGGCTTTCCGTGTCGACCGGATATTTACCGTTTTTCGGGTCCGCGTATTTGACGTCGCCGTAGGGCTTTTTGTCATCGGTTGCCATTGGTGGATCCTTTCGATGTGGCGCCCACGGCGGCGGGCTGTTGTCCGTTCATGGGGGCCGCCGGCGCCGGCGATCCCACTGTGGTGTTGGTGGGTGCAATCGGCGCCGGCGGACGCTCGGGCGGTGGGGGCATCGGTGGCCGGTCGTAGTCGGCGCGCACCTCATCGGGGGTCAGCCACGGCTGGCTCGGGGTACCCAGCGACAGCGCCGCGATTTCGGCTTTGGTCTTGGTGTCGGCCCGCAACATTTCGCTGGTGTCGAACTTCACGTACTGGCCCCGCGGAAACAGCTTCGTGAACGCTTTCTCCAGCCGAACCAGCCACGGCCGCAACGAAAACGTCAGATAGTCAAGGGTGTTCATTTCCACCGTCGAATACGTGAGACTCTTACCGGTGGTGCCGCCGATCTTCTCCGGCGGAATACCGTAAATCGTGGCGATCTGCGTCGCGGTCAATTGCATCGTCTCAATGAACCGCGCCTCATTCGGACTGACTGCGATCGGTGTGTAGCTCCAATCGGCGCCGTAGACAAGCGGTTTCCGGGTCTGTAGCCGCGCCGTGATCCGCGCCGTGATGAGATCGGCGTCCTCTTTGGACACCGTCTGTTTCACGTTCTGGAAGGTGCCGGGCGGAACACCGCCCTGCTCATACCATTGCGCGGCGTAGTCCTGGGACGCCAGCCCGACGTGCGCAGTGGCGGCGTAGGCGGCGATCGGCGACAGCCCACGAACCCGATACGGCATCGTGAACCAGGGCACGTGGATCAGCCGATCCCGCGGTAATGCCTGCCCATACCAGTACCACAGTGGATCCATGTAGGAGCCGGGACCGAAACGGTTGCTGTCCTGGGTGACGACCTGCTGGGGGTCAAGCCATTCGACCATGGTGGGCCAACCATCGTAGCTAGTTTCGGCAATTATGCCGATAGCGTCTCCGTGCAACGCCATACAGACGACGGCGCGGTGCAGCCAGTCCGGCAGTGTGCCATGGACGCTCGGCGCGATGAACAGCGGCGGATCGGGTTGGCGCACCGGCAACCCATTTGCCCCGGTCTTGTACAGCACCGGCGGCAGCGACGCGATCGAGTCCGCCAGCAATCTTACCGCGGCAAACACCGGGACCAGCGACAACGCCCGGTCCACCGACACGGTCCGTGTCGCGTACGGCGGCGGCCCGCCGATGTCCCACGGCCACTGCGAAATCGCGCGCTGCTCAACCTCAGCGCGCTTGAACGGCCACATGGTCTAGCCGCCGGCCTCCGACGCCTCACCGAACATCGGATGATGCTGATCACCCAAATCGGTCAGATCCTTTTCCGGCGCCACGAACGGCTCCTGCGCCACCACCGCCGCATGCGGCGTCGGCGCATCATACGGGCCGCCACCAGCCGGCGGCACATCATAGTTATACGACTTGATAGCCATCACCGAATCTCCTTGTGATCCATTGCAGATCCCTCCGCCGTTAAACAGTCGGCCTCTAACTTGCCCACTGCGTTAATCAATTCGTGTACCGCATTAATGAGGCAGCTAACAGCTGCCTGTGTGTCGGATGTGTAAGCCTGCATAACC